ATGAACACGATCCAAAAGATCCAAAACGGACAATACAAGTTAGATGGTTTTACACAAGAGGAAAAGGACTTCAATATGGCGTTGATTAAAATGTCCTATAATGACGGTTACGAAGAAGGTAGTTATGGGGTGTATTGCGTATCCCGTAGCTTGGAACCAAGTTACCGTTCCAGAGCCCTTTAGAAATACCAAAGGATTTATCTATGCGGATGTTGGCTCTTTGTCTTTTTCAGCTTCCCGCGAGTCATTGAAATATGATGATCTAACTAAGAGAAGCGTTGAAAACTCATTCAGGAATATCTTGGCTGATTACCAGAAGTACATCCTATTGGAAATGGATGTTTTGACAGACGACTGGCAACGTAGGTTGTTTTTGATTAAGAACTGTAAAATGGCTCATTTTATGGTGTCACCGCTAAAGGAATCAGCGGTATCGTTTCCGTCAACATCTGTTTGTGGTTTTACGCTTAGTAAGCTGGTAAAGAAGCGACTTTCAAAGATCAGTTATTTCGCTATTAACCAGCACTGTCGTTTGATTCTGAGAAATGACAAGCGCGCAATCGAAGGGTTTGGTTTTAAGGAAAACGATATCATCATGCGCGGTTCCAACGATCCAGTTGTTATCGACAACTTAATCAACACACTAAAAATCCGTGGTATTCCGTTTAGTAAGACCGCCGATATGCCCTGGACGAAACCAATTCGTTCTTATGCACCCAAGAAGCGTTCCAAGTGTTATGAGTTTACTGGATACTATAACGGAAAAGATACATGGGAACCAGTTGATATCGAGCAATCGGAAGATATGATTTATGTGGTTATACCTCATTTTAGACGCGGATCCATCGGAGAAAGGTATAATTCTATGCGTGATTTTTTCCGAATGATTGGCGAAACGATTCCAAAGTTGTATTGCTTTAAGAAAGAAACCGACGTAGAAGAAGGTACACTTTTTAGCGAGTGGTGTACTGATATCTTTATCGAAATGTGTAATAAATATCCAGCGTTAGAAGCGCTGCGTAAAAACTTCGCTATGTACGATGAAACTGGATACACAAAGATCAATAATTTCGCTACCTTTATTGAGAAGGTTGGAACAGACAATGTGTGCTCTGTGTTCTTTCAAAAACTAAAGGACGCCAAAACGATCGTAACGACTCCAACTTTTCCTTTTGAAAAAGAAAAACCAAACAAGGTTGTTGACCTAGCTCGTATAGTGTACTATAACTACAAACCACCTTTGGAAGAGTGCTTGGAAAATCAGCTAGAAGCAATCCGCAAGGAATACCCGCTACTTTCTAGGCAGAATTTGTTTAACGTGCTTACTAACGTAGAACCAGCGTGGATTGAGTACATCCAACTGTGGAAGAACGTAAGTAAGCTATAAAGGAAAACAAAATGAGCATCATCAAACACACAGTTTCGACTCACAGTATCGTATTGTATCATCAGGGTAAGACTTACTCGGTAGTAAGTAACCATCCAAACTACAAGCTTGTTATGAGGATGCTGGAAAATAACAAGCAAGGTAAGGCCACTCCAGAAGACGTTATTCGTGCAACCAAACACGAAGGTATTACCGACTGGATCAACAGTTATTCGTCGGTTGTACCGAACAGTAAACCTATTAAGTTTGAAAATGGTGTGTTCTACTTTGGCGACAAAGCGTTGCCATCTACCATTGCTAACCGTATTCGGGCTTTGGCGCAAGAAGGACTAGATCCGTCACCTATCCTTCGATTTTGTGAGCGGTTTCTAAAGAACCCTTCACAGCGTAGTATTGACCAACTGTGGTCGTTTTTGGATCGTAGTGGTATTCCGCTCGACGATGACGGTTGTTTTTTGGCCTACAAAGCTGTGAGTCATAACTTGTATGACTGCTACAGTGGAACCATTCTTAATTCCATCGGATCAACTATCAAGATGGATCGCGCACTGGTAAATGACGACCCCAATGCTCACTGCCATGTCGGTTTGCATGTCGGGGCACTGGAGTACGTTGTCAAGTTTGGGCCACGTATTTTAATTGTCAAGGTAGACCCGATGAATGTGGTATCGGTACCAAATAATTGCGACTGTATGAAGATGCGTGTGTGTGAGTACAAGGTAATTGGCCATTACCTAGAGCAGATGTCTTCTACGGTACAGTCTACTCAAAAAGTTGTTGACAATTCCGTGAATAAGGAAACGGGAAATGACAACGAGGAAGACGAAGATCAAGATGATGACAATTGGGACGAAGATGACACTGACGATGATGTGTCATTTTCTGAGTCATCGAATGTGCTTAGTATTACTGTAGGTGAACCGTCACCAAACGGTATCGTTGTTGTTGATTCTGGTGCAACACCAGATGTCGTTAGTCGTGTCCGTAAGGAATTTGATCTTGCGATTGGTGATTTGGCTAAGAATGGCCCACAACCTTCTTCTAAAAGTCCAGTGCCATTCAGCACTGCGGAAGAGTTGAGTTCTCTTTCCATTAAGGAATTGTTTGAGCTTGACCGTGACCAGTTGAATATGGTAGCTGCATTTTATGAGATCGTTTTTACTGCCGATTCAACACCCGCGTCACTGATCATGAAGATCAACGAATTGCGCAGCTACACCTAGAAAGAATAAAACCTCTTGACAAAAATCGTTTTCTTGTCTGATACTCACGGTCTACATGAAGATATAGACCTACCTACAGGTGCAATTATCGTTCATTGTGGTGATGCTTTGAACCGTGGGTATCTACAAGAAGCTACTGACTTTGCTGAGTGGTTTTCGCAGTTACCATATCAACACAAGATATACGTACCCGGTAATCACGACTCTGCATTAGAAGATAGTCATGTAGTTGAAATATTCCGAAAACTAGGTATCTATGTTCTAATAGACAAAAGAGTCATGTTAGCGGGTATTAGGTTTTACGGCACACCTTGGGTTCCTACTTATGGTAACTGGTCTTTTATGCGTGACGAAGTAGACCTTCTACCTGTCTACAGCAAGATACCGGACAACATAGATGTGCTTATTACCCATGGGCCACCATATGGTATAGCGGATCTTACTAGACGTGGTGTAAATGCCGGTAGCACGTCTTTGTTAGATGTTGTCAAGGAACGTAAACCCAAATACCATGTCTTCGGTCATATACATGAAAGTCGTACTGTAGGTTTTACTGAAATTGATGGTACTAAATTCGCCAATGTTGCAAACTTAGATAGGACTTATACCTATTTAAGTGAACCGATAACCCTAGAACTGTAAAGGAAAAAAAAAGAAAATGTGGACTAAGCTTGTTCTGTTTTGTGCTATGATGTTGTTCGCTGCTAGCGCGCTAGCGGCAGATCCATGTAACCCTGGACGTATCGAAAAGCCCGATGGTAAAAGCCCTTCGCCGCCTAAAGATGAGAAGCCACCCTATAACCCCAAGTTTTAGTTTCCGCTACCTGTAAACTGTACGTAACCCGAAAGAGGAGAAATTACAAAGATGCGTCGAAAGATCACTTCCAATGTCGTTGTACTGAAGACCGGACACCAGCTTGTTTACCGTATTCCGCGAGGCAGTAACCAACAGCAAGCAAAGGTAAATTCTAACTGTCGTGTAAAGTACGTAAGTGGCGGTAATGCTACCATTATTCAAAAGCATCGTGCTTATGCTCAGTGTGCCGGTCCTTATAACTATCTGTTGGCAGATATGGAACGGGCAGCTAGCAAGAGCGCGCCAGTCGCCAAGAACGATCAAGCTCGCATTGATGAGATCGCAAAGCTAGCTGACGATCAACGGCGCGATAGCGCCAACAAGGGTGCTCGTAAGCGACCGGAGGTGATTCACAAGCCCCGTACAGATAAGAAGAAGTAAATGGGCTGTGGTAATCCGCACTGCACTTTCTGCTACCCATAGGGTATGCACCCTTTGTACCCCTCCATAGATAGCTGCATCAAATACACCCTTCTTAGCGCTATTCGGTCAGACTCCGATAGTAACGCCACTATAGCAGCTTCTATTAGAAGCTTAGAGGCTACTGACTATATAGATGGCATTAACGAAGCGCGCAAGGAATTAGATCGTTTAGTAAACGATAACGCTATCGCTTGTGATTTAGAATGCGATTGCTTTTATACGGGTGGTAACTGCGGTGTATGCTTGCCGCCCGTTATTCGTTTAGCGGGTATTGATTTTCTGAAGGAACAAGATGAACAAACATATTTACGATCAACTATTGGAACTTAGTGTATACTGTATGCGATTTGCCGAAGTCAATAGAGCGACTTCCAACCTAGATGGTATCACTCCAGAGTCCGATACGGACCATACGGTGATGTTAGGTATAGTCGGTTGTGCTTTTGCAGCTAGATTAGCACCGGAACTAAACCTTGGTAAAATTGCTCAGTTCGCTTTGGTGCATGATTTTACAGAAGTAATTACTGGTGACGTAGATACCTTAATGCCTTTTGATGCTTCGGAGAAAGCTCTAAAGGAAAAAGAGGCTCTAGAAACCCTTAGAACGCTCTTTGGTAATGTACCGTGGCTTCATACGACGATGCAGGAATACGAGTCTCTGGCATCGCCAGAAGCCCGTTTTGTGAAGGTTTTAGATAAGGTATTGCCGAAGATCACACAACTAGCAAGTAACGGTAAAACTTTAACGGCTAGAGGTATGGGCAGTTGGGACTTGAAGGTGTTTATGGATAAGCAGTTTAATAGTATCGTAAACTCTTATGGATTTGACCAACCGGCTGTTATGGACTTTGCTAAGGATATGTCTGAACGGTTATTGAACATGATGATTAGTAAGGAGATAAACAATGACACAACTTCTCATTAAGACCGACTCTTTAACGGTACAGATCGTCGGGACTATTTTCTGTTTGTCTATTTTTGCTGCGGTTCTTTTTGGCGCTTTCGTTGGACAAAAGCGAACGGAAATGACTATCCCATACTGTCAACCTACCAAGCAAATTTGTCAATAAGAGATACAAATGAAAGCCAGAAGTCAAGTAAAATGTAAGATCGGCGATGAAGACCGTTATATTGATTGTTCCATACACGATGCGCGAATTACCCACCAAAGTACAATCGAACTTCGGGTAAGGATCGGTAAGCAGACGATGTGGGTTCCGAAAAGCGACGTGACATTAGCTACCCCGTTCAAGATGACCGTTGACTTATGAAACAAGTGGATCAAACCAGAATCGGTGTTTTAGGCAACTGCCTTGCCGCTTGCGTGGCATCTATCCTAGAAGTGGATCTAAGTCAAGTCGATTTTTCTTGCGGTAACTACCCACCCGGAAAGTGGCTAGCACCTTTTCAGGATCTTTTGAGTAAGGTTGGTTTTCGATATGTAGAGTGTCGAAAACTGTCAACCGTTAGAAATTTTACCGAAGGATCGTTTTTTATCGCAACCGGACCCACAAAAAGGTTGACTTTGGGGTCGGATCTTAAACCTTTGTTGCACTCAGTAGTCTGCAAATGGGACTTGGATGGTGCTGTAGAGGTTGTTCACGACCCACACCCATCAAAAATGGGCTTGACAGAGATGTGGTTTTATGGGGTGTTGGTTCCTGTCTGAAAAAATCTGAAAATAGTTGTTGCGGAGTGAAAGTAAAAGGTGCTACTAATAGTTTGTAAGGTTGGTGAGGCGAAAGACGAAGAAGGAGCAAAGAAACGAAACAATAAATCCTTGTTCATCTGTTTGTTGATGTAAAGTAGCGCTGTACCGGACAAAAACTTGCGGTGATGAAAGCGCTTTAAACCGCACTAAGCCCGATTGGCGGAATGGTATACGCAGTGGACTTATTTCTGTAAAATTTGAGCTACCAAAAAGAAATTTTTGGATAGAATGGTGTCAAACTCGGTGAAGCCTTCCTAGCTAACGCTAAATGGTAATACCGAACTAAGCCCTTCCAAAAGAAGGGAAAGTGTAGAGACTAGACGGCACCTACCTTCATATCGTAAGATAAAAGGTAAAGGTATAGTCCAGACCACAAACTAGCAATAGTCGGTGAAAACCGAAGTGGTAAGAAAATCCACGGCCAGTAATGGATTGGGGGTTCGAGTCCCTCATCGGGCATTAAAAGTGATTATAAGACGTGAACGCCAACATAGCAAGTTGCTTTTGCTGATAAGCAAAAATGCCGCTAATAAGGTATACTAGTTACTTTATTGATAGACTCAAACAGGCAATGCGGTCTAAGGCATTAAGGTGGCGCGAAACCATCCCGTCTTACCAATTTAAAGTAGAAGTTCAAGCTAACAGAGTGTAATTGATGGCGATAACAAGCCCCGTTGTGCAGTAACATAAACTGAACGTAGCACATTAGGGAACAGTGAAAAGGCACGTTAGACCTACTTTAAAATTGTCAACGTAGAACACATCTACGATCTACAGAGGGATAGTGTCTAGCTAACTGCTAGAACGACCAATAGGCAAAATAGTGGTTCATTAAATACCTGTAGATGCTTCTCTTCTGAAACCATCAAAAGGCAATTGACAAATGATTTGTAGACATAGATCTGGCGATCCAGCTTGTGGTTCTACGGCTGGCGGTTATCAAGCTGCGGACAATGCTCGTAACGAGCTAGGAAATAGGCTTGCGGAAGTAAACAAGCTCAAACAACAAATTGCCGCTATGACACCAGACAGCAGCAAGTTTGAAATCGAAGATACCAAACAAGTCGGTAAGCATATGGTAATGAAGGTATCTTTTCCTAATTGTAAGGCTTGTGCTTATGAAGGTAATAAGGTACTGGTCTATTTGAATGTAGACATCAACAGTGTCCTTAAATGGCGTTTTCTAGATCCTCATTTTCGGGCGGTTAAACCAGCGAATGTCAAGGAAGCTCCGTCACCGGATGCTAGGTTTCCAGCGTCTAATGACGGTTGGAAGAATGCTGTACGGTTTGCTACTATGCTTAGTGAACCTGCTACTAATAGAGAGTAGACCATTCAGAAAAGCTTTAGTTATGTCCAAGACAGTAGTTCATGTTTTAATTCCATATACTACTGAGATGGCTTGCGGTAAACAGGGTTACAATAACGCTATTTACAGAGAACAAGTTACTTGTAAGCTTTGTAAGCAAACAGAACATTACAAGAAACTAGGAAACCAACCTAGAAGATACAGAAAAAGGTTCTAGATGAGCAGAGCGGATAAAGCATTTATCAAAAATGCACTGGATATTCTAGAAAAAATCAGTTGCGATATCTGCCGTGATAAGGGGCATTATCTACAAGCCTGTAAAACGTGTAACCGGCTGATTTGTAGGGCATGCCTTGATAACAAAAACCGTATCTGTAACGACTGTATTCAGGAACAAGAAAATGACTGAAGGTTGCTATATTTGTCATAATAAGCTATCTCCATTGCAAAAATGCAGATCATGTGATGCTTTGATTTGCGAAAACTGCTTTAACAACAAACGCTGGCATGTATCGTTAATTACTCAGAGAACAGAAAATGTCTAAACATTATCATCGTTGGGTACATAAGCGTTCTACTAACGGTATGCGTACCTATACCCGAATGGTGGAACGTGAATGTGATATTTGTGGTTTGCTCAGTTTTAAGACGTTACCGTTAAACGTACCGACTCTAAACAAGAACACCCATAATAAGGACTGTATCAAGGAAAATTTTTCGTCTATTCGTAGGCTACAGGATAAGATCGGTAACTTGATGAACGAACTTGTAAACGCTGTCTATCGAATCGAAGGTAAACATTACAAAGCGGATTTAGCCATCGTTCCTGTAGAGACTAGGAAAGCTGCAAAAGCCCATATTGGTGCCAAGAACTATACTGGCTCTCGTATGCAAATGGCTTATGAAGAAGATGAAGAAACCTGTATAATCAAACTAGTTCCAGGTTCTAACCGTATCACCCGAAAATATGAAAAGAACTCCTAATGGAACATACACCTTGGCCTAATAGAGTAATAAACGCGCTTAACAATCCACCGAAGAAACTATACCACGCTACTACTGTAGGTAAGTTTGAAAAGTACGAAAATTCAGGAATGATTTACCCGCCAGTACGTGGTTTTGATACACTAGAAGGTGTTCAAGAGTGGGCTAGGTTGGTAAACAGTAGAACCATTATCCTAGAGTTTGAAGTTGAAGTAGTACAAGCTTTGCCAGACCATCATAATAAATATGGTTTAGCATGGTGGAGTCCTAAACCCGTAACAGAATGGAAGGTTATCGAAAATGCAAAGTAAATCACTTTTGAATTATCAGTTTGGTTATACTGGCGCTGTGGTCGATTTGGAAGCTATGAAGCCATGGGAGCGTAAATGTTACCTACTAGGGGTTTGGCATGTGGCTAGCGCTAGCGAGCCTCTTGTAACGTCTGGTAGCGTTGTACGGGCCATTAGGAAGATGGTTCAAGAACAGACTGTTAGTTAGCAGAACTTGTAACCATAATTGGGTTTAAGGTCTAGGTTTGCATAACCCGATTTGTTCTGAGTGCAAAATTTCAAGGGATTAGTTAAATGACACTAAAGCTTAAAGTAATTCTGGACATCGAAGTTGATTCTGATACTGAATGTGGTAAGTGTAAAGGTAACATCAAAACATTGCCAGGTACTGAAGATGATCATATCGACTTCTGCATGTACTTTAAGCGCAGTTTAATACGCAATTACGAATACAAGCTAATGCGCATTCCTGATTGTATTAAGTCCACTAAACCTACAAAGTAAAAAGTAATGACCCTAACACTGAATTGTCTTTGTGGTAATGACGCTGTCAACACCCGTCTAACCGATTTTACCGTTAAGTTCTTCTATAGAAACAGCTATTACGATATCAAAACGGAAGCTGTTATCTCTTTTTGTCCGAAGTGTCAAAGGATTTGGAATAACAAAGACGAAATAGCATATCTAATGTCCAAGTATTTTGATTGGCTGTCGAAGATGCTCGATACCCTTATGTCGGAAGTATCATTATCGATAGCTGTAATGCGTGGTAGGGATTATTTGGTTAACGGGTATTATTACAAGGGTATTAAAACCTATCCACCATTTGCGGATGATAGTTTATATGGTGAGCTAAGTTATCTATTGGAATCGGTTTTAGCGGCTACTTATTGGAGTAGAGAAAAAGATATGAAGGGGTACTGTACTTCTATTAGTCTTTGAGCCCGTAAATGGTTAAACCGCTCTTTCCAAGTTCCCAATCCAAATCGGTTTCTAATTGAAAGGCAATTCTGTCACCTAACTCTAAGTCTAAACCAAGAACAACATGGGTGATTTCTTCCGAGATACTAAAGGAATATTTGGTTCGATACCAATCGGGTGTACCTACAGTCTTTAACCAAATGTTCACCTTGACGGTTTTCTTGGGTGCCGCAGCTACAACCGTAATTTGTCTTATCTTTTCATCACAACTTGCAGCGTAACCACCTACGATTTCGGGACCAGAAAAAGCAAGCGATACACCAGCGGTCCAAGTACCGATGAAGGTACCGTTTTCCCAAATACTCACACCAGCGTTTCTAACAGCAATATCGGGACCAAAACTAGCTAATACCATTGAGTTTGACATAATATAATGATTGTACTTGGATGTTAAGATAAAGAGGTAAAAAAATGAGTAGGACAAAACGAATCAGCAAAAGTAAATTTATCGAGGTTCGTGAAAATAGCTGTAAACCAGGATGCGGTGTTTGTGGCAAGGACCGACAAACACGTAAACAAATCAAACATAAGTTAAGAGAAGAAGGTAAAAAGGAAATTACAGGGCAGGTTGAAGATGATTGATTGTAGTCAGTATATTTTGTAATTGTATCCGCTTGGTGTGTATTCGAAACCGTGTTTTTGGCTTAACTTTTTATGAACCCTATCAGCGTCCTTGCTTGGATTTCCTTTTACGCTTATAGCACCTTGGTATCTTAATGAATGTGCCAATGCAGCTTCGTACATAGCAGTGCCTAAACCTTGCCCTCTTAAGGATGGGGAGATATTAGAATGCGGTTGCGCTATTCCTTTTGAGTGGTAAACATTTACGTGACCTCTTACTCTATTGTTCTTAACTAGAATGGCACTGGTTGATGGAGTATTGGCCCAAGGTAACTCGGTTTGCTGGTCTTCATATCCTGGCGTGCGTATAAACAACTTAAAACCGTTTTGTTTATGTTTGTCGCTTAGGACATGGGAATAGTCATGATAAATATCGTTTTTTAAAGAAACAGAATCGGGAGGTACATCACCAGATTCAATGAGCGAACCTACTGGTATAGGTCTATCTACTATGCCCGCGTCTTTAATATCCCTCAATGCTTTTTGTAGGGAAATTATTGTAGATATGATTTCTCTCATTTACAAGAATGATTCAGTTACTTTAAGTAGTGGCTGGTAAGCTGGTACTATCCGCTGGTTCACTATTATCAGCATCTTCAGTATCGGCAAGTATGCCCATGTAGGACATCGACATCTGCGATAACTGTCTAGCAGCAAAGCCAGTATTATACGAAGTAGGTCTAACACTTTTAATGGTCGCGACAGCTTGAAACGTCAACCGATCAACAACCACGATAGTCATGTATTCATGTTTCATAATGTCCTGTACCTTGGGCATTCTGCCGTCAGTATGAGGACCATGGTTAACCACTCGCCAACCAGTAGTAGAAACTTGAACTGGTTCAACACTGGTGTATTCTAATGCCGCTGCTGTCCATCTTCCTAAAAGGAATACCGGCGAAACGTCAATTTGCATACCATAACTGATACTCTCGAATATACCAAAGAACCGTGTTATACCACTAGATGGATCGGTATAACCTATTTTTGCTCTGGCACCACTAAGCACCTGTGGGGGCATTACTTATTACCTCCACCGGAAGATTCGTTTTCATGATATTTAGCGATATTATTATGATAGTTGCTTAAGACCTTGTGGCCAACACTACTTGCTACTTCAGCAGCTTTTCTATGAAAATGAGCGGCATTAGAATGATGTGTAGCATCATTAGAACCGTGAGCTATTTCCGATGAACTATCTGCTCTACTTCTGGAATATTTAATTTTGTTCTCTGGTGACAAACCAGAATGACTACTTGTTTTTGTAACTTTGTAATTCTCAGGACTAGAAGCCACCTCTTTATGATGATTTGCTATTGCTTTATGATATTCAGCGATATGTGGTTTACCCAGCTTATTAGCTACTTCGGCACTCTTAGAGTGAAAATGTTGTGCAAAACTGTGTTTTTCTGGATCATTGGATTCATTCGCGATATCAGAAGAACTAAAGGCTCTGTTTTGACTATATTTAAGCCTATTCTCTGGACTTAAACCCGAAGCTTTATCTAGTGTTTCAGCTTTAACCAAACCACGTAAAGTAATAGCAGCTTGAACACCGTTACCTCCACCGGAAGATTTGATAGAATACCCTTTTTCTTTAGAAACCCCGTTCTTAGCTTCATCACTAGTAATCAGCCGGTGCTGATTGTAATGATAATATGGGTGGCTTTCTTTTAGGTGTTCTTTAATAGATGGTTCTTCGCCCTTCGGGGTGGTAACAGGTGCAGATGTAACGGTTCTTTTGTCCTTAGATACCCCTAAAACCTTATGTCTAGAACCAAAATAATCAAGATAATCACCAGCTTTAGCATGACCATTAGCAACCTTAACATGGCCACTAGGAGTTTTGTCTAAGTCGGTTAATCCGGCTTCTTTATCATGGTCAATACGTTTTTCAGCCTTAACCAAAGCACGTAAAGTAATAGCAGCTTGAATACCCCTAGCCAAAATAGATAAACGGGTTTCAGACTTTTCGGTAGTATCTTCGGCTTTTTGTGTACTAGTGGGTGCCATACCGTGTTTGGTTTTGATGATCTTGATCTTGTTTCTTAAAGCATTAGCACTTTCAATATCACCAGCTTTATGATAAGCGTCAGCCTTAGACTGTAACTGTTTTAAATGAGTCGGAATATGTTCCGAAGCTCCACCTTCCCATGAATTTTTACCCATATTAGTAGGATTATCCTTTGTTTCCGATTTACGTATATTCGCTAATTGAGAATGATGTTCATATATCCGATGGTAATGATTAGCTAAATGATAATCACCTTGCTCGGTGGCCATCTTGGCAGCCTTACGGGCCAACCTAGCCGCTTCTTTATGTTGATTAGTGGATTTATTTTTATTAGCTTTTGTAACAGCCTGATTGACGGTAGAAGCTGTCACATGGCTCTTAGAGGGTGTAAGAGCCATTTTACTAAGCGGTTCTCTTGATTTGGCTTACGTCAAATTCCATATCAACGAAGTAAATCAAACCAGCTAACTTAAGCTTGAATACTCTAACTTTGAATGTACCGCCGGTCTGCGTAACAGCTACCTTGGTGTAACCCTTTAACGCTTCGTCATCTACTGCAATCAAACCAGCGCTTAACGACAACGCTAAGTAACTCTCGGTAACACTCTTGACCATTGTTGCGTCAACGTCAGCAGACGATTCACCTACAACTGCATCTTCAACACCCTTACTGACCGATAACATAACTTGATCCAACACGAAAATCGCTTGGATGCTGTTGTAATAGAAGTTACTGTTACGGATATAAGCAGTTTGATCACTGGTCCATGTCCATCGTCCACTAGAACCAGGAACTAACGGGTTAGGCTCACCTTGCGACAGGATAAGTAAGCCACTTCTTAAAGCATCTTGGGCTTGTGTAGCAGGGTCGAAATCGCCGTACTCATGGTACACACCGTTTTGAGTAGGTTCACGATGTAGAATGCCTTTACGGTAAGCGGCTAACTGCATTGCGGCTGCTAAAACCGCCGAATACCAAGGAGCAAAACCAACAATACCACCATCAGCGCTATTTGCATAGACGTTTTGCATAGTGATAACCAATCGACCTACAGTAGACTGGTTAATTGCAAATGGACGCTGATAACCAGTATAAGAACCAGAACAACCGATAAACCACTGTCTATTACGTCTACGAAGCTTTTGCGAAAGGGTTTCAGCTTGCTTTCTAATTCTAGTGGTTACAGCAGCTAAGGTATAGGTCGAAGACGACTCAGTTTCATTATCAATGATATCTAACGATGCGTCCCTAGAAATAAGACAAACACCAAAGTTCATGATAAGTTTTTCGCAAGCATCTATTGCGGCTGCAAATTGTGCCTCAGTGGTAGAAGCCTTTACACCGTTAGCTAGATAGGTATTGGTTAAAGTGGCTGGTAAACCGGCTGCGGCACCACTTGGTCTAGGTGTAGCGGTTGTCTTTGCAACTGGAACGGTTGTACCGAGCTGTAAAAGCTGGGTGGTATAGATGGTATCATAAAACGCTTGAGCATCCCTCTTAATCCGTCCTGGTTCCACTGCGAACGTGGTACAGATACCAACAGCACTAACACGATCAAGTTCAGTAGGTGGACGGCTACCGTATTGTGGTTCTAATAGGGTACAAGTATAACCCGGTTGCGAATTGATATAGGTAACTAGATCCGAAATGGTAACGAACTTCTTATGTGCCAAGTTTAACGAAACACCGCTACCACCCGTTACAGTAGTCGTTAAAGCAGTTGTGGTAATGGTGCAAGTACCAGTGGTACCGGCATAACCTAAAGCTAACACCACCGTACCACCAATTGCAGTATTCTCTTCTACGATACTGTCAACTGCTCTTTGGTCTGAAAGGGTGATAGACCTTTCAGTGGCGGAGGTTAACAGATATCCTAACGTAGACTTAGAAACCCAACTTACCTTAGTAGTATTAAGCTGGTAAGCCAAATCACTTAACCGTCCAGTAGCCGTAGTGAGTTCACTGATTTCTAATGACTTACCATAACCGTGAATAGGATCAGCAGCTTCTTGAGTAATGGTAACGGGACTAAAAGCCTGAATATCGGTAATAGCAGCGATAAGGACGATAGCAACTGATTCTGGAGCAGTTAAAGCGCCAGCCCCACCCGAATCATCTAGTAACTTGGTAGCGGTTAAGGTAGTCGGGGTAACTTGGGTAATGACATAGCTACCACGGTTCTTATTAGTGGCACCTTGAATAACGCTACCAGACGGAATATAAAGGGTGTCTCCGATGGTTGGGGTAACAGCCCAAGCAACCGTTCTAGTGACTGTGATATCGTTACCAGCGGCTACCACAGTAAGGCTACCAGCTACCGTAACAATACCTCTATTGACACCACCAGTTGCGGCGATACCCGTTAAACCGTCAATAGCTGTCACCATAACGGGTGGTAGCGCCAAAGCCGCTAAGGTAAGCGGCAATGCGGCACCACCATTAGTACGTAAAGAAATATCGGTACTGTTGTTGGGGATGAGTAAAGTAAACTGACTGGTAGTTGGGATAGCTTCGGAAGTAGTATCGGTAATAGCAACCGAAATCAAGTTACCATATTCGCCCCAAGACTTATCAGCTAAGGTGGCATAAGCCGCCGCAGCTTGGTCTAAGATAGGTAAATAAGCTTTGACAGAACGGTTAGTCTTGACGATACGGATGAGTTGCGGAGCACCCGTTAACTTCGGGTCTTGGCTAGGTTGTGTGGCTGCATAAGCAGCTTCCACGATTCTACCTGAACGATACTTATTACGAATCGAAGCAAACTGGTCAGGTGTGAAATAATTGAGCTTTAAGTCAGCTTCATCTTCCCAACCTGGACCGGCATCCGCTTCACCTACTAAAGTAAGAACGCCACGAACAGCAGTATTGGAAACATCGTTTTCTATGGTTGCGCTTGGGTATGCGCCGGGGATGGCGGTTGTACCTTCGCTAGTGATTAGTTCTTGAGCCATTTGGATTTTTAGATTAACTACAAATGGCTATAGGGTATAGTTAGGTAGCTTTCTTCTTAGCTCTAGAGACGTGTCCCTTTAGAAAACTGTTTAGTTTTTGTGGATCGTTTCCTCTAGTTTCAAGGCCACTACCGCTTACCGATACCGCCCAATGATGAGGCTTATCACCTTTCATTGCGACAGTAACATTATGGTCCTTTAGCGCACCATGTTTATAAGTATGATGCATATTGACATTTTTTTCAGGTGGTGAACCTAATTTAGTAGTTATACTTGGACCGTGGACTGGCGTACTGTGGCTATACGTATATCCATGACTTACGATAGTGTCATGATAAGGGTTATCAGCATGGTCTGGGTGATATCCATGTCCAGAATAGCTAGGATTCTGGATATCCTTTGGATCATGCCTACCTTCTGCCTTCACAACAGTCATTTCACCGCACTTAGATAACCGACTCATATAACCACGCATCTTATTGAGTGGTTCGTAAGTACCTGGATCACAACCCTCATTTTTCTTCATTGATAAATCCTTAGTATTCTTGTTTTTCAGTACAGCGTCTAGATGGTTAGCCAAATGGTTATGACCACCTTCTCTATATAACGCTACCGCTTTTTCTGCCTTGCTACGGTCAGTAATGGTATAATCATTTCCCCATCCTTTTAAACCTTCTTTGTGTAACTGCTTAGCTTGTGCTATTTTACTATTTGGGGTTTTGTCTTCATCTTTTACCATAGCACTACCTTGGGTGTCACTAGAAGGTACACCGCCACCAGCTTCCATGGTTAACGTCTTAGCGAGCTTTTTCGCTTCCTTGTCTAGTGGGTATTCCGCCTTAGATAGGTTTACACCACTATTGTTCTTCAGTCCATCAGGGACAGCAGACATATCCATTAAACGTAAATAAACAGCACACATATTAGCTGCTTTAACAGCCGATTCACTTTTACCTAGCTTATGGGCTTGTAGCAAATGTGCATAGTGATGCTTCAATGCGTCTAGGAATTTGGTCTTTGGTTTGTCCTGTGCTATAGTCAAGTTAGCAATATCGGTTTCAGACTTTTCAGTAGAAAGGTCTTCCGGTGGTACAGGGACACCATTAGGGTCTTTACCTAAATCGCCACTACAACCAACGCACTTACCTGGCAGTGCACTAGCAGCTTCCCTAGAATACTCTGCATCTGGTTGCCGTCCTTTGATAACTTGACCTTTAGCAGAGTCATCACCCTTAATA